TAGGGAAAATTGTTTTAAATGGTACGGAAAGTTGGACTAATGAAGGTGGTGGCGCACCTCATACATTAGAACTAACAAATTTGAAAAGAAATAATAATTCAATAATGGTTTTAAGTAATTATTATCAAGGAACATATTATAATTCAAGTTGGGGTAGTTTTTCATATATGATAACGGCAAATCAAGAAAGTGCAACATCTCCAAGATTAAAAATTAAAAATGTAGATATTACTTCATTAGCTGATTTTAAAACTTGGCTATCAACACATAACACAATAGTATATTATGTACTATCAACTCCAACAACTACTGAAATAACATATCAACCATTAATAGAACAATTAAATGCAATAGAAGAAGCAGAAGCTAAAAAAGGCCAAACAAATATTACTCAAATAAATAATGATTTACCTTTTATTATTAGTGCTAGTGCATTCTTAAATAACATAAATGGAAAGATAGCATTATTAAATAAATTAACGGAGGTATAATATGAAGAAAGTTAAAAGGATAGCAAAGTATACTACAAATATTTTAGGTATGATAGCAGCAATAATTTTAGGATTAAATTCAATAGAAGGAATAACAATTCCATATACACATCAAATCGTGGAAGTTATTGCAGTATTTCAAGGGGTAATTGCTACCTATCTTCTAGGTGGCAAGTTGTTTGAAACTAAAGAGGGTGATAAATAATGGCATATCAAAGAGCTTATTTCCCTATGAAAGAAATAAGAATAGTTCAAGGGTATGGAAGTGGAACTTTATCACATAAGTATGGCTTTCCTATAGATATGAACGGAAAAGGTGCTAAAACCATTGAAAAGATATACGCTCCTTTTGATTGTAAGGTTACTAAATTATTTCAACCAAAAGACACTAAAAATAACGCTAATACTGTATGGCTAACTTCTACTAGAAAGGTATTATGTTGTAATGGCTATTATGGATATTTGACAATGTCTATTACTCACCCTAGTGGTATATCTAAAATGAAACTAGGTAAAACTTATAAGCAATGGGCTTGTATATTAGAAGAGGGAGATACAGGACACGCTCAAGCTCCACATTGCCACTTAGAACTAGCTAAAGGCAAAAAAGCTAATTGGCATAGCGACCACGGACAATGGGTAATTGATAATGGAGTCAAGCCTGAAGAGTATTTATTTGTATCAGATGACACTGTTATTTATAAAAATGATTTTAACGGACATCTAGGTAAACTAATCAAAGAAAAGGATATTACATATAAAGTAAAAGGTGTACCTAGTGAACCTTTGATAATAAGAAGTCTACCATATCCGTTAGGGTATAAAATAGGTGAGTTATACAATGGTGATGAAGTTATCAAATTTAACGACAAAGCTAAAGTATATCATTATGAATGTTTAGGATATACTTCTAATAAATATCTTAAGAAGTAAATAGAGTGTAAAAAGCTCTATTTTTTCTTTTTGTATTTCTTTGGTAAGAGTTACAAAAAATGATATAATTGAATTAGGGGATAATTACTATTAGTAGCTTAGAGATAGATATATAAGGCACGAAATGAGCCGATTCCTAGGGTTATATCTATTTCTAAGGTGCTGTCTTAGTACTTATAATTGGTTATGCTACTTATAGGTAGCTTAGAGGAAATATAGCCCCCTATACCTCCTCTAAAGTACTTACAAGTACATATTATTCACATTAAGCCTCCTTGCTGATGAAATAATGCACTACTTTTTAAGTAGTGTACTGGTAGTATATAAACAAAGTCTTACTGAAGGTACACATTTGTTAATAATGGAGTAAGGTTAATAAATGGGTAAGAAACTCCAATAATCTAAGATAGCTACTTAGATAATACCTTTATACTATTAGTACAGTACCTAAAAGGTACAATGCTCATATTCTGTGTAGAGGTAGAGTGCTACATTAAAAAAAGATAGTCGGTGTACTATCTTTTCTTATATGTTAATTTATTAATGTCAAAGTCTTTGTATTTACTCATTAAGTAACGTTCTGCGTATTCCCACATTGCCTCACGTTCAGGAGTATCATCAAATTTATGATGACATTTTTCACAGTTAGTTATGATGTTACGTTCTATTCCTAAGCCACCTTGACTCCTTTTTATGAAATGGGAATTAGCCATATTCCAGGGAACTAACTTACCACAAAATATACAACGATGATTGTCACGTTCCCACACAATTAATTTTGTTTTCTTTGTGATACCTAAATCACGTGTTCTTTTAGTTGGCTTGTTAGTCTTATACTTCTTATCCTTACAACCGATACAATAATTATAAGGTATTTCTTTCTTGAGTAATTTACAATACAATTTACCATTAATCTTTAACTTCAAATTGATACATTTTTTCATAATTTTACCTACTTTCTACCTACCATTTTGGTAAATTTTAAGTAAGTAAAGTGAAGTTTATTGACGTTTAAATACCTAAAGTATGGGCTTTCTAACGATTGCTAAAGTTTAATATTTCTTATTTTTAATTCCCGTACGGGTCACCAAGTTGACTAGAAAGTCCCTAAAATAGGGGCTTTTTTAAATGCCTACCTCACTTTACCTACTATTTTACCTACTATTTGAGGTTATTTAAAATGTTACTCATCTCAAGTAACTCACTATTATATAAATGTGTATATGTATTTAATGTTATTGTTATATTAGAATGTCCTAAGTATTTTGATACTAAGTTGATACTAGCTCCTTGATTAATTAAAAGACTAGCACAAGAGTGTCTAAAATCGTGTATTCTTATATGTCGTAATTCTGCTTTATCACAATATTTATTTTTGTATTTTTGTATAGTTGACTCTTTAAATGGAACCGAGTTTCCAAACACGAACCAGTCAGAAGAGTAGTTGATATATTTACTTGCCTCTTTTTGCATAGTTTTAAGCCCATTTAAGAGTGTTTCCGTCAAAGGTAAGGTTCTTGTACTATTTTTAGTTTTTGGTGTGGAAATCGTCCATAATTCGCCTTTTATTTTAGTTGTTAGTGTCTTAGTTATACTAACTTCTTTTTTTGTGAATGAAATATCATTCCAAGTAAGAGCTTGTAACTCACCTTGTCTAAGTCCTAAGTAGAATAAACAATCAAAGAAACAAGTCCAAATGTCACTATCAATGACACTTCTAAACTTACGATACTCTTCTAGAGTAAAGAAGTCCATTTCCTTTTTAAATACGTTTACGTTCCTATAGTTTTCTACAAACTTAACTATATAGTCGCTAGTGCCGTGATATTTAGAAGAGTAGTTGACTATAGCCTTGAATAACCCTAGTATCTTATTCTTATAATCATTTGTAAGACTAGACTTATCTAGTTCTAACTTGTACTTCTGATAGAGTGGTAGGGTAATATCGTTTATTTTCTTATCGTGTAATGGTTCTAGATGTTTAAATAGGTTCTTATCACGATTTAAGGTTTGTTTCTTTACCTTAAGACTCTTATCATTTTCAAACTCTAAATAGGCTTGATTAAGTGTGATGTTATTATTATCAGTTTTAAGTTCATTTATCTTTATCCTATATAAAGCCTCTTCTTGTTTGGCTTGTTTTTTAGTTAAGTAGTTCTTAGACGCATATATCTTATAATTGCCGTAGATGTCTTTATATCCTACTTTAAAATAGTATTTACGTCCGTCTTTGTTTGGCTTAGTTGATGTATAAACCCCCATTATATAATTACACCTCCTTTATTCCTTAAGACTATCAATAACATTGTTTACGATAGTTTTTTCTTTTTCGGTTAGTTGCCTATATTTTTGTAGTATTTCATTTGATTTCAAATCATCGGTGTATATATCGTAATCTTCACTAACTAGCTTTTCTATTGGTATATTTAGTTTTTTTGAAATTAAGTAAGCCATATCTAACGACATACCATTATTTTTATTTTCCCAACGACTAACATTAGATACATTTACACCTATTTTCTTAGCAAATTGATTTTGAGATAAACCTAGATATAACCTTATGTTTTTTAGGTTTTTATATATAGACATTTCTACCACCTAAGTTAATTTTAACAAATATTTTGCAAAAATGCAAAAAATATCTTGACCTTTGCAATATTGCAATGGTATAATGTATACAATGAAAGGAGATACAAAATGGGTGAATTTAGAAAGACCGTAGGACTTAACTTAATGTTATTAAGGAAAGAAAAAGGTATTACAACTGTAGAACTAGCAAAGAAAACAGGAATAGCGACATCTACTATAAGCCGATATGAAAACGGCTATAATATGGACTTAAATATGTTAGAAAAGCTAGTAAACGCTTGTGGTGTAAAGATTGATATTTTTTTTAAGAATATCGTTGCAAAAATGCAATGACAGGGGGACAAAATGAAACAAGAAATACTAAGTCGAGATTATATTACGGCTGAAGATTTAAAAAAGCTCATACCGACTATGGGACGAGCTAATTGTACTAAAGAGATAAAGAAGTTAATAGAAGAGTTGGAAAGTAAAGGTTATTACATACCAAAGACAAAACCTTACATAGTACCAACTGAAGAGGTAATAAAAAAATTCCATATAAAAAGAGAACGATAAACGTCCTCAGAAAAGAAATTGTCGCTTATAAAAAATAAGCAACTTAATTATATCACAATTAGAAAGGAAAAGGAAATATGAAGAAGATAAACTACAAGAACTTAATAATACTAATACTTATGATAGGAGCTAGCATAGGAATAATAAAAGACTTTGCAACTTTAATGACTGGAGCTACTTACACTTGGTTTGGACTAGCTACAGGACTTATCAATTTAATTATATTAGGTAAAGGTATGGACTATTTAAGAGGTTAGATTATGGAAAGAAACTTCAAAGGAATATGGATACCTAAAGAGATATGGTTATCAGAAGAACTGACTCTACAAGAAAAAATAATGCTAGTAGAGATAGATAGTTTTGATAATGAGGAACGAGGTTGTTATGCAAGTAATAAATACTTTTCAAAGTTCTTTAACATAACACCTGGAAGAATATCTCAAATAATATCATCGTTGGTAAGTAAAGGTTATATAAGTGTACTTTACATACGAGATAACCAAGAGATTAAAGAAAGACAAATACACATAAATAGACCACCTTACCCAGAGGTAGTTAATAAATTAAATACCTATTTAGAAAACGATAAGAGGGGTAGTAAATATTCTAAAGAGGGGTATTTAGAAAATGATAAAGAGAATAATATAACTATGAATAATATATCTAATAACATAAATAAAGAAAATACTAAAAGAAAGTATTTTGATGATGTAGAACTTAACGATATGTTTTTAGAATATCTTGCCTTAAGAAAGAAGATAAAAGCGGTAAACACCGATAGAGCTATCAACGGGTTACTTAAGAAGTTAGAACCTTACCCAGATAGCATAAAAAAGGAAATGCTAGAAGAGTCAATAGTTAATAGTTGGAAAAGTGTTTACCCACTTAAAGAAGAGAAACAAACGGCTAAAGAAAGACACGATAGCCAATTAAAAGTATTGGAGGATATATACAATGGAAAAATCAAACTTAATTAGTAGCGTAATACTTAAGTTGAAACTAGCATATCCTAGTTACTTTAACAAACTTACTGATGAAGAGTTAATCGCACTAGCTCAAATGTATAAAGACGAGCTAAGCAAGTACAACGAAAAGACTTTAAATGTAGCGATTAAGAACGTAATTAGAAGTAGCAAGTATATGCCTAGTCTTAATGAAATAATTGAAGAATGCGAAAGTAACAAGACACATAACGCTAGCACAATAATAGAGCGTATGAAAAAGGACGGATATTTCAAGAGTCCTAGCGAGCTAGACAAAGTATATATGTGGCTAGCTAAAGGGATAATACCAACGTGGCTAAGAGAGGATATGAAGAATTATCAACAGGGGTTGTTAATAAATAATACAAGACTTATAGAAATGAGTGATTAGAAATGAAATATGAAATAAAAAAAGATAAATACTTAAATAAATGGATTGTATGGGAAGTATACGAAAACTATTCAATAGATAGACTACACGCAAAGACTAAAAAGGAGTGTAAAGAATGGCTAAAAAGAATACTAGTCGATTAAGTGGAGGAATAGCAAGAAAGTTTCACTATGAAACTAAAAGATTTAATAGTTTATCTACTTGTAGATACTACTGTAAATGTGGACATAGTGTAACTATATCAGCACAACAAGAAAGGGCCTTTTGTGACTGGTGTAAACACTGGGTATATAAAGACCCAGTAGAGCAACAAAAATATGACGAAATAATGAAAGAAAGAGAGAAAAACTTAGAAAGTTATAAATTTAGAAAAGAAATGAGGAAATATTTATGATGATAGCACTAAATGAGTGGCAATTTAATTTAATAAAAAAACTAGAAAAGGAAAATTGCTCTAACTATGAAATGAGAGAAATAAAAGGGGATTTTTATATAACTATTGATGATTTAATGGACGCATTAGATGAAACACAAAACTATAGACAATACGCTGAAGAAAAAATAGCAGAACTAAGCGACAAAATAAACGATATGCCTGACGTAGAAGTTAATTCATTACAACTAAGTACAGTTAAGGAACTAAATGAGTTACATATCAAATATTCAGAATTAGAAGAAAAGTACAAAGATTTAAAAGAAGAAAACGAAATATTAAGAAATAGAATTTTATTCTATTGTAATGAAGATATGCTAGACGAATTAGCTTTTGAAGGAGTGGAATTATGAAAAGTACAATAGCTAAAAAAAGTGAGGGTTACGGTTATCGCTATACCGAATTAGCCGATATAAACAAATATTGTGAAGACAACGATATTAGATACTACCAAGAAGTAGAAACAAATGAGATAAACCAAAAAGACTACATAATAACGTATATAACTAAAGGAGATGTAGTAGAAAAACATAGAGGCTGCCAAATAGTAGAGGCACGACTAAGTGGAATCAATAACCCAGTCCAAGCCTATGGAAGTAGTTTAACTTATTGCCGTAGATACTCATTATTAATGGCTCTAGGACTAGCTACTGAAGATGACGACGGAGCAAGCCTAAGCGAAATGACAAAAGAACAAGCTGAAAAGTACACTATAAACTTTGGAAAACATAAAGGGGAGTTATTAGCTGATTTAATCAAAGACCACGATCCTTATATAGATTGGTTACTTAATAACTCAAAAGACTTAGGACTACTTAAAGCCATAGAGTTACTTACGGGTAGAACTCAAAAGACTGAAGAAGAATGGGACGATAGAATAGAACTAGACAAAAAGTTACAAGAAATAATAGTAACTAAAGGCTTAGACGTAGATAAAATATGCGAATACTACAAAGTAAAACGTACTAGTGAATTAAATGATGACCAAATAAAGGAAATAATAGAAAAGAGAGGGTAGATATGAATATACAAGACGATAAACAATATATGATATTCGCAAAAGACTATCAAGGTAAGATGTTCTATAAAATAGGACTAAGTAAGAAAGAGCAAAACGGCAAGTATATAAACGGGTATTTAGATTGCAAATTCGCTAAGTGTGAGCCTCCTAAAAATAGAGATAGGATTTACTTAAAAAAAGCATGGATAAGCTTTTACTTAAGTAAAGACAAACATACTATACCTTACGTGGTTTGTACTGAGTACGAAACTACCGAGCAAGTTATAAGAGATAGTAAGAAAGATATAGTTAAGCAAGAAGTAAAAGAAGATAACCCAGACGATTTATTTAAGGAGTTTGGAGAAGAACATAAAGACGATGAGTTCGAACTACCATTTTAGAGGTATCTTATGGACTTATTTAATGAATTAAAAGATAAACAAATTAAATTAAATGTTTCAGTTAAAAAGTTACGTGAAACAGGTTCAGATTATGCTAAAGCCGAACGTGACTATAAGATACTACTAAGACAGGAAGTATTAAAGCTAAGGGACGAGGGACAAGCCATAGGGGTTATATCACTTATTTGCTATGGTATACCCTCAGTCGCTAAGGCTAGGTTTGAACGAGATGTAGCAAAGACAATTTACCAGGCAAACCAAGAGGCTATCAATACTTTAAAGCTAGAAATAAGACTAATACAAAGCCAAATAGAAAAAGAATGGAGCCATAGTGCTACCGAATAGAAAAGAGGAAAAGAAATTGAAAGAATTATATAAAGCAATAATAAGAAAAGTAGAAGAAAGCAAAGACGGGGAAAAGGTTTTAATGACTTTAACAAGGTGTTCGAAGGCTAATGGAGTATCAGAGGCACAAAAAAATATAATATGGCGTTTACAAAACGATGATTGTATCTATTTAGGAATAGTAAAAAATGAAAGTACCACGGATAAAATAGTGCGTTGGGAAATGTCACGTATAGATTTAGAACGTAATTATGAGAATAAAAAGGGAGAAGAAAGTATGAAAAATAATTATAAAGAAATGGTTAAAGAAAAAATTAATAAAATAGAAAAAACTTACAATATGAGTGATAGAACACTTGTAGCAGCAATGAAAGAATATGGAATAAGTGATGTAAGTTACTTTTCAGTATATACAGTAAGAACGGACTATAAAGAAGTTAGATTCTCTACTCTTAAGAAATTAGAAAATGGTATAGATAAATTAGAAAGTATACTTAGTGAATGCAAAAGTATAAGTGAACAATGCAAACTAGAACCAACTGAAAAAGAACTAACTAATATAAACGAAGAAACAATTATTGACGGAAAATATAAAACTATAGAAGTAGAAGTAAAAAAAGATATCATACCTACCCTAGAAAGTTATTTGAAGGTAGCAAATTTAAACGAAAAAGAATATTTTAACCAATTAATCGAAAAAGACTTAAAAGACAAAGAAAACGATTTAAAAGCCCTAGAAGGGTTACTAAAAAAGTTAAGAGGTGATAAATAATGGAAACATCATTTATAGCTGGTTTATTAGTAGGTAACTTAATAGGATTTTTAATAGCAACTTTATTTCACTTAGCAAGTGAAATTGATGATAAAGAGGAGTAAAGTGTATGGAAGAATTAACATTATTTGGAGGAGAAGAATATAAATATATATTCCTTGAGCAACAAAAGAAAAGCCTTAATGATAAATTCTTAATACCACCATTTAGTGTTTTTGATACGAAACAAGGATATTGGCAAGATAGGAAACAAAAATGGAAAAATTTAGGTATTAGGAGTGAAATTGGAAGAGATAAAAACTTAACTTATAACATGGGATTAAATTATACAAACGATATTCATGACAACGAATATACTACAAGTATATTTGACCCCGTATTATGTGAAATAGCTTATAAGTGGTTTAATATCCAAAACGGCAAAATACTTGACCCATTTAGTGGTGGTAGCGTTAGGGGTATAGTTGCTAATACTTTAGGATATGATTACTTAGGAATAGACCTAAGCGAAAGGCAAATTGAGGAAAATTATAAAAACGCCAATGAATTGAAATGTGAAATGGATAAATTAAAATGGATAAATGATGATAGTACGAACATAGACAATTATGTTGATGACAATAGCGTAGATATGATATTTACTTGTCCACCTTATTATGACTTAGAAGTATATAGTGATAAAAAAAATGATTTATCAAATATGTCTTTTGAAGATTTTGAAATCAACTACACTTCAATATTACAAAAAACATTTAGAAAGTTAAAAAATAATAGGTTTGGAATTGTTGTTATAGGCGATGTAAGGGACAAAAAAGGCAATTATAGAAATCTAATAGATTTAACCAAAAAAGCTATATGTAATAATGAAATAGGGTTTTATAACGACATTATACTTTTGAATTCAATATCAAGTGCAAGTCTTAGAGCCGAAAGTCAATTCAAAGCAAGTCGTAAAGTAGTTAAAGTACATCAAAATGTATTGGTTTTCTACAAAGGAAATATAAAAGAAATAAAAAATAATTATAATGAAATAAAAATATAAGGAGAAAATATGGAGATAATAAAAGTGAGTGATTTTATAAATGATATAGAGTTTTCGTGGAACTTTTACAATATAGTTAAATATAAAGGGGTTACATATTATTTAAAAACTGAAGATTGTATGTTTATAGGATATTTTAGTAAAAGTGGTATTGATTTAGAGAAAAGAATAGAACCATTTACTATATATGAAGATTATATAGAAATAATAAAGAATTAAAGGAGTAGAAATGAAAAAGATATTAATAATACTTACAGGGGTGTTATTGGTATATGGAGAACCAGTTATCGCAAAAAATACTACAAGTAATATAAATACATTAAAGGTAACAAAAAAAGCCAAGAAAAAGGCTAAAAAGGTGGTTAAAAAGAAAACTAAAAAGAAAGTAGTTAAAAAGAAAGTAAAAAAGGTAAAGAAAACAAAAGTAAAGAGTTATAGAGTTAGATATAACGTAGGAGAAATACAGTCTTACGCTCATCAACTAGTATTAGAGTATGGGTGGAGTGAAGAAGATTATTACGCATTAGTACATCTATGGTATAGGGAGTCAAGTTGGAACCCAAATGCATATAATAAAAGTTCAGGAGCTTGTGGTATTCCACAGTCTAGACCTTGTAGCAAAATGGCTAAATTTGGTAGAGACTATAGAACAAATTGGAAAGTACAAGTAATGTGGGGATTAGATTATATAAAAAATGTATATACTACACCTAGCGAGGCATATAGAAAGTTTTTAGAAAGAAGACCACATTGGTATTAGGAGGTAATATATGGGAATATGTATAAGGAGTGATAAAGAGTGAAATATTTTGATGAAGAAGATACAATAACAGAATATGAAAAACAACTCCAAAAGAAAGACAACGAAATAGAAAGATTAAAAGAAGATTATATGATATTACAAAATGCTAGTGATGAAGTAGAAGAAGAAAAAGATAAAGAAATAGAAAGATTAAATAATATCATAAAAGAAGTAAGAGAATATATAGAAAAAAATACTGACAATACTAATTTTTTAGAAGTGCCTTCAAAAGAACTTTTAGAAATAATAGATAAGATTAATGGTGATTAAAATGAGTGAAATAAGTGATAGAACGATAATAATATACATAGCTATTTATATAACAATATATCCTATAGTAAAAAGTATTATAGAAAGCTTTTTCAAAGGTGATAAATAATGAAAAATATACAATATGGAACTGAATTTTTAGACCAATTAAAAGATAGAGTACACGATTTATATGACGAGAATGTAAAACTAAAAGAAGAAATAGAAAGATTAAATAATATCATAAATGAATTAGAAAAATATTGCAAAGAAATGGCTCATATAGAAGAAAATGAATTAATAGCCATGAATGATTTTGAAGAAGTATATATAGATGTTTTAGAAAAGATTAAAGAACTCAAAGGAAGTGATAAAGAGTGAATAAAGTAATAAATATAACATCAAATGGAATAAAACAAGCTATTGATGATTTAGTGAATGAAAATGAAAGATTAAATAATATCATAAATGAATTTGAAGATTTTATTACAGATGTGGATAGTCATATTAATTTAGGCGATGAAAGCGAAGAATTTATATTAGTTCGTGATAAATGGTTAGAATTACAAGAACTAAAAGGAAGTGATAAAGAGTGAGTGATTATAAAAAATATAGAGAAAGTCATTTAAAAGCACAAAAAAAGTATGATGATAAAAATAGAGAAAAAAAGCACCAATACGACAAACAAAGATGGGAACAAACTAAAAAAAATAAAGAAGTAATAGAAAAACTTAAAGAGTATGTAATAGAAAGCACATATTTAGATTTAGCAAATAATCGTTGTTGGTGTAATAAGCATAGTGCCGAGTATGTAAGTAAATTATTAGGGTTAGGAAGTGATAAAGAGTGAAAGAAACCAAATTAAATGAAGTATTGAATTATATGAAACAATATGTAGAAAACAAGTACGAACACGATAGTGAGCCAATGCTTACTTATAAAGACTTACAATTAGTTTTAGAAGAAATAGAAAGACTATATAACAT